GGATTTTATGTTAAATCCCATACATTGTCAACCCCTAATTTAAACTATTTACTTGTTCAGCTAATAGCTTTTTAGCGATTGCTATTTTTTCCTCTTTCGTTTGCTCAACCTCATCAGTTAATAAATCAGCTAAGTTTGTTGGACTATAAATTGAAAGAGCCATACTACTACTTTCGTTTAGTATGCTTTCATTTAATGGAATTCCAAGTTTGTCAGCTAGTTCTTTCGCTTGGTCAAAATATCTATATGACTTTAAACCAAGTTTAAGTTTTTCCATTTTTTTATTAACATGGTCAAACAGATTTTTATGTGCATTGACAATATTTTCCTGAGCAACCTTAAACATTTTAAAAAAATTAAATGTTTCTTGGTCAGCTTGAAACTTACGACTATGACAATAAGAAGTTCCAATTACCCAAAGTTTGAAATCATTGTCCCAATTATCTTTATGATAACTGTGGTCTTTCATTGCATTATTACGAGTACCAAATCCGAGATATTTATTTACCTCGCTTTCAGCATTGTAATAAGTTGGATTTCTTTTTTCATACCTATCGCCAAGTCGGACATCATAATCTGCGTCAATGCCCTTGCCTTTCATTTCATCACGATAATAAGAAACTAAAAAGTCTTTATCCATATCGCCAAATTTAATATAGACATCATCATAGACTTCTTTATCATTACCCTCGTAATCTTTTTCAATGGTCGGTGTGTCTTTCTGAACATAGAAACAACTATCTTCATATAACTCGCCACCATTTCTTTCGCCATACTTATTAATCATACCTCGTATAGTATCAACATCTTCCTGAGGTTGATGAAACCTTACAAGATTATTCATACGAGTTTTTGCCTCTGTACGAAGTTTGCAATAAGTATTAATTGCGTCAGTATGTTGTTCTTTATATTTTGAATTATCTTCAAAATGATTTTGAAAAACATCTGCAATTACTTTTCGCTTTTCTGCGTTTAATGTTATGCGTTTTTGTTTTTGCATTTTGTGTCCTTTCTGTTGTGTAGGATATTATGTTAAATTAAATTATTTGTCAAATAAAAAAATTAATTTTTTTATTTTTTTTTGGGGTGGGCCCGCCCACACACAAGCCCCCTACAGTTTAGAATGATTCTAATTAACAACTAGGTGCGACACTATTGCACTTGACTATTATAGGATTATCCTATATAGTGTAGTCATGTCGAAAGTTAGAAAAATAATAAAAGTCCTAGCTAGAAAAGCTTCTGGACTCAAACGAAGAGAGAAAGTTCAAGAGATGAATAGAGGTCTTACGGCTTTGGCTTTAGTTTGGTTAAGACAGACAAGAGATCATGGTATGGCTCATTTAGGTTTTAATTACGATGATATCCTGGAAGTTGAAAAATTACTGAAGCGTGCTTCAGTGAGAAGATAAAATTTAGATCCAGGCCCTCGGGCCTGGGCTGATCCCTGGTCCTGTGCAAATACATCCGGCTTTAGGGGTACTAGATGTCGGTGAGAGTACCTAACAGGACCTGGGATCAGTGAGAGGACTCTACAGGTTTACCTGGTTACAGAGCCTCACCGATCAATTCCTAACTGTTAAGGCTTCAGGCCTGGTAACAGGCCGGGCCGCAAGCTGTCAAGCTCTCAAGCTTGACAATTCAACAGTATAGGATTATATAAGATTTAACAGAAAGGAAAAAATGAAAATAAAAGAAGCTTTAAAAATTACAGACTCATTTACAAAAACCTCAAAGATGCCTGGCCTGAGTTACAGCCTGCCCGCATGGGAATGCAAAACAGGCTGGAAGCTAGCACAGGTTCCCGGCACTCCATGCTTCAGCTGCTATGCTAAGAAAGGCAACTATACCAGATACCCAGCAATTAAAGCAGCGCAATACAGGAGACTAAAAGCAATTGAACGCCCGGATTGGGTCCAGGCCATGGCTGCCGTGATCAAGCGCCAGAAGTTTTTCAGATGGCACGATGCCGGAGACGTCCAAAGCAAAGAGCATATGGAAAAAATTTTAGAGGTCTGCAGGTTAACACCTGACACGAAGCACTGGCTGCCAACACAGGAGCGGCAATTCCTGCCGGATCCTGAACAGGTGCCGCCTAACCTGGTGATTCGTTTGTCTCGATCAAAAATTGATGGCAAAGCTTCCAGTGCCTGGTCTCATGAATCAGGTGTAACAGAAGGCACAAATCGAACCTGTCCGGCCCCTGATCAAAACGGCCAATGTTTAGATTGTCGGAAATGCTGGGACAAAGACGTACCTGTTGTGGTATACGGTAAACATTAATGTTATTCAGACATCCTAAATATTACGAAGAGTTACGGAAAATAAAAACTCAATTTGAGAAGGAGCAAGCAGCCAAGGCCGCAGGCAGCAAGCTTACAAGCTCTCAAGCACAAGCCGGCAAGCGTCCAGGCCACAAGCAACAGGCGGAAGATCAATACCTTCCCTCAAAAGATTCATAATTTCTGATCCAGGGTACAGGCGTACCTTCCCCTTATCCGGGGAACAAGCACAAAGAATAAATGTATTTGATTTATGTTTCACATGAAAGGCTACTTGATGTGGTGAAACTTGGACTTTTTTGGACTTTACTGATTTAAGTTCTACTGTAAAAAAGGTGCCGCTAGGAGAATAACCCAATAGATCAGGAGTGCCAAGTAAGGCCCAGTTTTCCAATCTAATCCACGAAATTTTAGGTGTTGCATTCTTTAAATTCTTCCACAAGTTACGTTCAGAAATAACTTTTTTCTGAGCCATAATTCGGTCCAAAGAATTTACAGAAGTTTGATGGGACTTCCCATTTTTTCTGTAGGTTTTTTGCAAGTTAAAACTAATCGATGAGTTTCTTTACTACCAATTATTTTATTTTCAAGAAGTTTTGCACCAGTGATGTCATAAAATTCTCCATTGGGTAATTCTATTTGAACACGAGCACCTTGACTTAAAGGTGATTTAAAAAACTTGTCTAACCCTTGTCTGAATGTCTTTCCGTCTATCATATTTCTGGTTGTATATATAACCTATGTGGGATATATTGCAACTACTATGGGAAGACCTAAAGCGATAACAGCTCAACAAGAGAAGTTTTGTCAACTTCTAGTATTTGGAAACAATGGTGAGCCATGCAGTAAAACAGAAGCCGCTAGAATGGCTGGCTATGCAGATCCTGTACATTATGGCAGTAGACTTATGAATCCAGATGAATATCCTCTGGTTGTAGCCTATGAACAATCATTAAGACAGGAACTTAAGGACAAATACTTTGTAGATCATGATGGACATGTGGCAGAGCTAGGTAAAATGAGAGACATGGCTAAAAAGAAAGGCCAGCTAGCAACAGGAGTCAGAGCGGAGGAATTGAGAGGTAAATTAATGGGATTCTACGTAGATCAGAAATTTATTGTAAGTAAAAAAGTATCTTCAGAAGAAGCTAAAAACAAAATAAACAGATACGAAAATATAGTTAAGGCACGAAAAGTAGCCAAGGAAGCAATAGATTCTAAATAGGGATCTTTTCCATTTTAATAATACAACCCACAGGAAAAACATTACGGTCAGAGAATGAAACGTCTTTATCCTCATATGATGCGAACGTCCAAATATATTTGGAAGTTTTTTTGTAAATGTATGCATGCGTTATCATTTTGCTGCATTCGAATTTATCAAATTCTTCAGGTGATGCATGCCCCGCATCCCCAGTTATATCGGCCCATAGAATCTTGTAGAAGAAATACTTCTTCGAACCAATCAAAACGTGTTTAAACTGAGCTTTCTTTCTCTTTTTCATGTAATACCAATTTTTTATCGATGTCTTTTAATTTAATATTTCCTGAAATGGAAACTCTTTCCCCCTCTGTTTTAAAAGGATAGACCCAATGTGGTAAACCCGCAGGGAAAATAAACATATCTCCTACTGAGGGTAAATGTGTATGAGTTTGCAAAAATAATTTATGTAAATTATTACCCGGTAAATTAAAATTAAAAACTATACAACCGGGACCTGGACTGTTAGCAATTGCTGTCATACATTCCTCTTCTAAACCATCGGGTATTTCTGTATAAGTTACAAAAGATAAATCTCTGTC